GTAAATCAACGCCCACAAGTTATGGCCATCAAAAAACATGGGACCATTTATTGACCCATCATTGGCCCATTGCAAATTTGAAAGGTATGGCGTTGGAAACGTTGCACCGTCAAAGAATGCAAAATATGGCCAGTTGTTTGCGGTCAATCGCCCGGCAACAACTAACAAGTCCCCCAATGTTGCAAGGGACACAAACCAATTGGAAATTGCCGAATCCCCGATGGCATAGAATCCGGAAGTGCCCGCGGCGGCAATTGTCAGGTCACTTTCGTCAACAACACACACACCATTCACATCCGCCGTCTTTTCAAGGGTTGTAAAAAATATGTGCCCGCCACACTCCACACAATCACCGGACGGGATGACCGCCGCCAACATGTCAACATCACCGGACCGGACTATGTTGCCCGTGGTGGCATCAATGATATGACATTTTTTTTCACCAAGTGCGTCCCACCTCCCGGCCACAAAAAGATTTCCGGATTCCAGAACTTTTAAAATGGTCCTTTCGTCTTTGTAGATGTCTTCAATCTGCCCACACTCATTGTATCCAAACCCGGGTTTGTCCACCCCGTATATGTCTTTTGCATATACTTGATAGCGCCGGTAGGATGCGTCACTCTCTTCACCCATGAGGTAAATCCATTGACCGTCACAAGCAAGGGCCCAAATTCTATGGCCAGACAACCCCAAGTCTGTTGATACGTCCAAGTCAACATCAACCGTGTTGGTGTCAACGTTGATGCCATACAAGTGCCAGTTGGCGGACGGGTTGGGTTGATGCACCACCATCACCAACTTAGTGCCGGCGTGGTCATATAGACAGGCACCACGGCCAAATCCGTTTCCAACATCAATGGTGTTGCCCGGGGACCATGGGAAAGCAATGTCTTTTATGGACCCACCGGGGACGTTGTTGAACAGTTTGTCCGCCCTTGCGGTCCCACGATTGGAATTGTCAACCAACTGATTGAGTTTAGTGTCCCGGGTGTTTTGTCTTTCATTTTCGTATTCATGTTCTGGTTGTTCCCCACCAATCCAACCCGCATCAATTTTTACATCCGCCGGTTTGGTCTTTGTCCCTGTTTCTGCCCATGGTCTAATTTTATCTATTAGTGACATTTTTCAACCCTTTCAAGGCCAATTTGTGATTGTTATTTCAAAGCCCGCGGACACCGGGGCCAATGCAACAAGCAACCGCCGTTCCCCGTTGGTCAACGGGTCCACCAATTCAACTTCAATGGTCCCCGGCGTTGGTACTGTAATTTTTGACTCCGCCCCGTCAAAGGCTAACTTGATGAACTTGTAAATATTTGGAATTGTGGGGGCGGCGTTGGCCGCAAAAATTTTTGCTTTAATCAATGACCGGAAGGATTCATCATCCATATACGTTGTTGTCGGCGCCCCGTCCAATGACGTCCACACACCGCCGGTTGTTCCCGCCACGTCACCCCATGCCAACGTTGGGTCATCCACTTCCCCAATAGATTTAAATGTGAAGATGTCTTCCCGTTCTGTAAATGGGCGGGGATATAGTCCAACAATCAGCCCAATGACGTCCAACCATGTCCCGGCGGCGGTGTCCAAAAATCGGTTGTAAAGGAGGTATTCCAACACGGCATCCGAATCATCAAACCGGTTGTTTATTACGTCCAACAAGTCCAGAAGACGGGAAGACACTTTAAACTGGTTAAGTGTCCGGGCCTTCATTTTGTCGCCTTTGACGGACATCCTATTCCACCACAACCTTTGAGACTTCCGTCCCCGCCAATTGGTCCGGGCCAATTGATACATCAATTGATGATAGTGGGCCCACCGCCGTGCCAATGTACACTTCAAGTATTTTATGACCCGGGACGGTATTGGCGGCGGTGTACAGTCTGGACGCAATCACATCATCATCCAACCCAAAAGGTTGGACCAACACCCCGTTCAAGTAGAATTCACCATTGAAAAATTTCACGGTGTTTTCAACAATCAAGTCATCACCGTTTGATGGATAAGTACCATATTTTTGCAACACGTATGTCACATATATTGGAACTTCCGTTGGGCGTGAAAATTTAACATCATAGGTTTCCCCGGTGATTGGGTCACTATATGAAAAGGTTGTTGCTCCCTTCCACCCGCACCCGGCACCCGTCTTTTCAAATATGACTTTGGCCAAATCCGCGTCCGTGCCACCCCGGGCAACCACCCAAATGGAGTGGGGGGGAATTCCCCGGGAGTCCGTGATTGATGATTTATTTTCGTAGACCTTGGCCAAGTCAACACCATCCACTTCCAACACGGCGGACCGTATTGCCGCGGCGTTGGACGTTCCAGTTGCACTTGCGGCAATGTCCCGCCGTATGCGTGCATCCGTGTCACTCTCTTCCAGTGCCCCGAGTGAAGCATCACTTGCGTTGGTGACCGACTCCCAACCATATGTTGGATTCTCAATTTTCGTCAATGTCCCGGCGGGGGCACTAATTGACCCGGGATTGACAGCGGTGGCGGAAACCGTCTTTGTTTCCCCCGGTGCCAATGTGACGGCGGCGTCAATGGCGAATTTTTCCCCAACGTTCGGGTCACTGACTTTGGCACCAATGGCAATGGACGCCCCGGCGGTGTTTGCCGTTATGTCCAACGCAACCGTTGAAAATTCCGCTTCATTGCGGTCCAACCCATTCAACTTTAAAAGTTGGGAAAGGAAAACCCCGGCGGCGGAATTTGAGTTAAATATACCCGCCACCAATTCTATTAATTCGTTTTGGTCACTTACACGTTCTGAAACAATTGCGGATATTTGACCAAAAACAGAATCCGCCCCCAATTTTATGCCATCCCCAAACGCCGCTTTTAGGTCCGCATCAAATTTTGCCTTGGTGTCGTCATATCGGTCAATAACCAATCCAGTTTCATCAATGGTTGACATCATGTCCCAACTTTCAAAGTGACGGGACCAAACGTTGTGTCCGCCGCAAATTCAACAGTGGCACCAAGTGCCACCGGGTCAATTCCAAACGTAAAAGCCAAAATTCGGTTGACGTGTTGTGTGCCCCGGATTGTGTCTTTCAATATCTTTTGTTTTTGTTCGTATGAAGTCGCCATGGTGAACATCCCATCCAACCATGGGATGCCCTTGGTGTAATCAAAAAACCATTCCCCTTGGATGAACAACAAACGAATCCCCGCGGATTGCGCCACTTCCGCACCGTCACACACCAACACCAAGTCACCGTCTTCAATGGCCAAATCGTAATTATCATTCAATTTTAAATCAATCGCCATTTACATCACCGTCTTGGCCGGTTGCATTCACTTCCGTGTTACATGCACATGGAACAGGGGCACCCGTTGAATTGTTAGTCCATGACCCAATACAGGCACCCGCATCCCCCCTGCGCAATACAGGGACCATGTCATCTTTCACAAACGCCGCCGTGGCCACCGCCACAACCCCACCACCGGCAACAAAAGTGTGGGCGGCAAAGGTATGGGGGCACGGGGTTGCGGGGGTGAAAAGGGCAGTGACGGACGCCACACAAACACTTTTCCCGTCAACTTTTGTTTTTGTGGACCTTGTTGCTATGATAGACAAGTCATCAATCGGCAAGTCCCCACTGTATACCAATGGGGGTGCCCCGGGGGATGTGTTGTCAAATTTGATTTCCATATCTTCCGTTGCTATTTCTTCCAATGCCATGTCACGCCCCAACTGTTAAATGTCCGTTGATGTTGGCGGTGCCGTCATCACCTATTTCAATTGTCCCGGTCCCGTTTGTCATGGTCAATACTTTCCCGTCAATTGCAATTCTAACATCCCCCGCTTTATTCCGCAATTCAAGACCACCCCCAACGTCAAATGAACTGCCAAAGGGCACAACCCCGGGGATTGCAATTGCGTCGGACATTGAAAACCGGCGGGGGGTGGTGGGGTCATTGGGTTGGCCATCGCCATTTTTCCAAGCATCAATTGACCTTTGGGAGCAAAGGAGCAACACCCAAGTCCCCTTCTCAATTGGGAATGTTAGCCAATAGTCACCCGCCCCGGGGAATGATATGGGGACATCCGCAATGGGGGGCAATGGTTTCCCGTCTTGGCCGGTGTACTTCCTATTGACTACTGGTTGAACGGTAACCCGGTTTTTACCATCAAACGCTGAAACCATGCCCACCAATGCAGTGTTCAAGTTGCCTTTCAAAAATTCCCCAATTATGAGAGAAAAGGCATTCTCCAACGTTTGTTCATCCCGATTTAAATCATTCATGGTTTCAATTCACTTGTAATTTTGCAATTAAATTTCCCACCCATATTGTCCCCCGTGTATTGGATTTGGTCAACAATATAAACCCCATACGCCGTTGGTTTGATGCCGGATTTTATGGCGTCTTGTTTGTTCCCAAGATTTGTGTCAATTGATGCCGGGTCCAATTTAATCAACCGGGTTGGCTTTATTGTGTAAAGCAACAAAGATTCACACTCCAAACCGTTTTTTGTTATGGTTGGGCGCCCAACAAGTCCGGTGTCCGGCGTCAATAGAACGGCGGTTGCTTCACTTCTGGGTGTGCCATCCGGTTCAACTATTTCAACGGTCCCGTGCTGTATTGACCACCGCAAGTGGTACTCTAAACATAGGCCGTCCAACACATGGCCCGCCTTCCCGGAAAGTGCAATTCCGGATGTGATGGTGTCATTGCCATCATAATCCAATAGAACTGGCAACCCCATGGACTTGGCAACGTCCGTCAATATGGTCTTCACGTCCGTCCCGGCGGTGTAAGACTTATCAAAAAATGTGTTGTGGAATTCTTTCAACCCATCCCCAGTTTCTATGTGGGTTTCCCAAGTGGTCCCCCTTTGTGCGTGGTTGATGACGGATGTGTCCGGGTCCCAACTTCCCCTGAAAATCATCCCAAGGTCTTCCCCATACCCCGCCCAAAATTCAATCCCCTTTGTGGATTCGGAAAACAAGTTGCGGGATGTTTCCGACAGGTTAAACACCACAATCTTGGCGGTATTGGGTTTTGAATCCCGGGTGGCCAAAACGTCAAACGTCATGTGTAAATCACGGATGATGTGTTTTTGGCCACCCACAAACACATGAAGTTCAACTTTTCTGTCAAATAGTAGAGTCATTTTTCCACATACATAATTTGGAAGCGGTCCCCAAAGTTGTCAAAGTCCGGTTCACTGCCCTTGTCTTCCAAGTCCACAACCCAAAGTTGACCAAGTTCCCGGACCGCGTACGGTCCGAGTATATTGACGCCAGTGACTAAAGTGATGCCATTCAACTCCAATGGGAAAGTCACCCCAATGAAATTTGCAACCCATTGTTTGGCGGTTGCGTTCCAACGGATTTTCACGTCCAATGTTTGACCGTCTAAGTCAATCGTGAATTGTTGCG